CGGGGATGTAAATCAAATGCCCGGGCTGTACTACAAGACACCATTTAATGATCCTAATAAGACATGGGGGAGTTGGTGATGATTACTAGAATCAGGAAGTTTATTTGTTACTTTAATTCTATAGTTCCTCATATTTGGACTATGTCGGGAGTATCGTGGGCAAATACTATACATTGGCTAATAATTCCCTGTATAGATCAAAAGCACTTGGAAATCGTGGTTAAGGAGACCAATAAAGCCAAAGAAGTATCTGCTAGGAAGGCCGACGCTTATATTTCTAAAGTCAAGCAGAAACTGGCAGTTGAATACTATAAGGAAAGACAGAAGAATTTAGGTTAGTACGCATCTATAGCTCGCCTACTCACCTTGCGTGCGTGAGTGGGCTATGGAAAATCAAGAAGAAAAAATAGAATTAAAACGTGTCCTTTGGTTATCTGACTTTGCCTGCTCTACAGGCTTTGCTAATGTGGCACAGAACATAGCGGCTCAGATACTAAAGACTAAGAAATATCAAATAGATATCATAGGTATTAACTATTTTGGTATGCCTACAGAATGGAACTATGCCTATCCCTCAGTTAGGATATTTCCAGCATCTTTATTGTCAAAAGGCGACGTATTCGGAAGACAGGCGCTTTTAAATCTCTTAACATCGGGTCAATATGATTTAGTTTTTATATTACAAGATACGTTTAACATTGAACCTATTGGTCAAACATTAGTCGACATCAAAAATAAGCTTATTTCAGAAGGTAAGAAACCATTTAAATGGATATTTTATTTCCCTATTGACGCTACACCCAAAGAGAATTGGATTACAAAGTCAGTTTCTTTAGCAGATATTCCAGTGGTTTACACAAATTATGGCTATGACGAGTGTGTTAAACAAGACCCGAATATTGCTAAAAGACTTAAGGTAATGCCTCATGGAACCGATACGGGGGTATTTAAACCGATGGATAAAGAGGATGTAGCTAGATTTAGACACTCTTACTTTGTTGGTAAAGCAGACGGAAAGTTTCTAATCACTAATGTTAATAGGAATCAGCCAAGAAAGGATATTGCTCGAACTTTACAGATTTATGCCCTTGTTAAGCAGCAAGTTCCTAATGCAATGCTTTATTTACATATGAAAGCACAAGATGTAGGGGGGAATATTATCGAGATGGGGCGAAACTTTGGTCTTACACAGGACGACTTTCTATTTCCACAAAACTTTGATGAGCATGATGGTTTACCACTGGAAACAATGAACTATATATACAATGCCTCGGATTTAGTTATGACAACCACACTGGGAGAAGGTTGGGGATTATCTGTTACTGAGGCTATGGCTTGTAAGGTGCCTGTTGTAGCTCCAAATAATACCTCTCTGACCGAGATATTAGAAAATCGCGGTACTCTAATGGGTTGTGGCACAGGTATATCAGAATGGTTTGTTATGTCTAGTGATAACGAAAGACTAAGACCACTTACAAATGTTGCTGACGCGGTTTATAAGATTGTTACAATAGCGCAGAACTACAAGGAATATAAGGATAAAGCGGATAAAGCCTATGAGTTTTTGATTAATAACTGGACTTGGGATAGTGTGGGTGAGAGATGGAGGAATATATTTGAGGAAGCATTAGCTATCCCCGATAAGAAATTACGGCGCAATGACCCGTGTTGGTGTGAAAGTGGTAAGAAATTTAAGAATTGTCACGGTGCAAGATGAAAAAGTCGTACGACGAGGACGAACTCGAGGTAAGATACCAGAATTCTCCTGATACTTTGTCATTGATTTCAAGTGATGGATGTAGAGACTTCGACGATAGTGACGTTAGATTCCAAAGCATTATGAGGGAAATGCTTAATGATACCGAAAGGTTTATAGTTTTATCTCTCGAACATGGATTTTCACCGTTTGAAATAGCTTGGATGAAGGGCGTACATCCTTCTACAATCACACGTATTAGACAGAAATGTTTTGCTAGGCTAGAAGGACTTATGGTTATAGACGCAATAAAAAGAGATAAAAATAGGAAAATGGAATTATGAAGACCGCAGCAAAATCAAAGTCTGTTTATGCAAGCAAAGCCCTTGTAGATAAGGTCACTGACAAGCTATATGAGAAAATGTCTAAATCTCAAAGTCAATTACCACAAACATTTGCAATGGCTTATCAATATCAAACACAATCTAATGACGCTGCAAGACGAGTAGCTGGTCCGGGTATTACATTCTCTACTTTAAGATCAATGTCAGTAAATCACGAGACTACTCGTGCTGCTATTAATCTAAGGAAAAGACAAATCACTCAACTTCAATGGGATGTTGTAGATTCTGAACCAGATCACGGAAAGTCATATTCTGACGAAGCTATATACACTATAAGACAAGTGTTAAGCAGGATTGGTGGCCCCGGTATTAGATTTAGAGAAATACTAGACAAAATCATTGAGGATACATTAGTTCTCGACGCCGCATGTCTTTATAAGCAAAAAACTGTAGGCGGTAAGCTTTTAAGACTTGTGCCTATTGATGGTGCCACTATTAAGTTGGTAGTTGATGATTCGGGACTAATTGCAAGAGCACCCGATATTGGGTTTGAACAATGGATTGCTGGTAAAAAGACCGCGGAAATGACCACTGACGAGCTTATATACGAGAGAATGAACCCTCGCACTGCAACTCCTTATGGTTTATCGCCATTAGAATCGTTAGTTGTTACTGTTGATGCGTCTATTAAGGCAGCCATGTTTAATACAGCCTATTTATCGGACGGCAATTTGCCTATGGGATTTTATACAGTTCCCGAGAATTGGACACCACAGCAAATACAGGAATATAAGACGTTCTTTGATGCTTTGATGAGTAATCCTCGTGAACAAGCAAAAGGTGTACCTTTACCGAGCGGTTCAGATTGGAAACCTGTAACAAAACCAACCGATTTTCAATTTAAAGAATTTTATGACTACTTAGATCGTAAGGTTGCTATGTTATTTGATGTTACCGCTCAAGAACTAGGTCTAGCGTTGCAACAATACAAGGAGAATGCCAGTAGCCAAGAAGATATTCAGATGAGAAAAGGTTTAAGGCCGTTGGCTCACTTTATTGAGGATATATTTACCGAAATACTTGAAGTTGATATGGGTTATCCTGAATTAAGATTTCAATTTATGGGTTTAGAATCTAAATATACTAATGAAGACGCTAAAGAGCTTATCCCTTTAGGTGTTATTAGTCCTGACGATGTTCGTGAAGATCGTGGTGAACCAAGACTTGGAGTTGATCCTTTTGTTATTGTCGGAAACACAATAGTGCCTTTAACAGAGATTAATGCTACTTTTTCGGCACAAAATGCAGCTCCTCAATCAAATACAGTTAGTGGCACCAATCAACCTGTAAAAGAGCAACCAAATGATATGCCTACAACAACTCAAACAGGAAAAATGAATGGTCTGGACAATGTGTTATCTCTATGGGAAAAGAAATCCACAAAAGATTTTAAGTTACGAGGTAAAGTATATCGTTCTTTTGAGGACGATTCGTTGACTAAATCAGCAAAGATAATTATCGAGAACGGCCTAAGACATGTTAAAAGCTTGGAGGATGTTAAAGATGTATTCAAAAGAGCCAAACTTATAAGACAAAATCCTATTGATGGACTTATTCAAGACCCTAAATTTGATAAGTTTAAGGTTGCAGTTAAGAAAGCCCTATTAAAACAGATAAAACCATTTACGTTAGAGGACAAGATTGCCTCATTTACTAAGATGGAGAAAGCAATTGGCGACGATGTTGATTCGGAGATGCCTCAAGTAGACATACCCGATCTTGTAGGATATCTTAAATGGTCTTTCGGCTACGGTGCTTCAAATGCAGCAAGAAAGTTGGGTCTTGCTTCTTTTCAAATGACAAACCAGAAGTTTATGGATATATTAGGAGACAGAGAAGCATATATAATTGATTCTCTGGATAATACAACAAAGGACTGGCTAATTAACACAATAATAAACGGCAAGGATCAACTACTTACAAATGCTGAAATTGCTTCACAAATATCAGACGAATACGATGCAATATCAGATGAAAGGGCAAATACAATTGTTAATACGGAGGTTGCTAATGCATCAATGCAGGGGGAACTGCAGACTTATGATGAGAATGGTATTACTCAGAAGGTTTGGGTTACATCAGAAGACGAAATGACATGTCCAGATTGTGCTGATATGGATGGTGAAATAGTCAATGCAGATGAAAATTTTTCAAGTGGAGATGATGCCCCACCACTGCATCCAAACTGTCGTTGCTATTTAAATGGACTATTACCCGAGGAACAATGAACGATATTTATAAAAACGTAAAGATAAATAAGGCCAAGAAGGAGCAGGATGTATCTGCCGGCTCTATTAGACAAGTCTTAAAAGAAGGTTTCGATAAGATCATCGGACAGTTTTCGAAAAAGATAGAAGAAATTCAAGTTGATATGCATAAAGTTGAAATAACTAATGCAAAAGATATTTCTTTTCCGGAAGTACAAAAGGTTGAAGTAACAAATCAACAGGAGGCTAAATTTCCCGACGTTCAAAGAGTTGAAGTTGTTAATCCTGTTGCGGTTCCTGATGTGCAGAAAGTGGAGATAACAAATCAAAAAGATGCTGTATTCCCGGGTAAAATGAAGGTAGAGGTTACAAATCCTACGACTATAGATCTTCCAACAGGTGAGGGGGATACTCCGGGTAAGGCTAATCCCTCTAAATATGTTCCCGTTCGTTTGACTGATGGGAAGCATTTCTATAACGCATTGGCTGACGCTTATGTAGCGGCTTCATCTAGTGGTCAGAGTAAAACAAAGATACTAGAAACTATTCCCACTGACCCTTCCAAGAGTAATGCTTCAATAACAACCACCGAGGCCACAGTAGGCGATGTTACAACAACCACAGTCGTAAAGACAATCGGTAGTACCTCATATACTAAAACAGTAGCTAAAAACAATGTAACAAATTCCGTGACAGTTTCGAGCTGGGCATGATTTATAGAAATAAAGAATACTCATGGGTTACAGAAAAAGATACCAAACAACTTTGGCGGTGTGATGATGACCCTGCTAAACTAATTGTAGTTGAAGGAGAGAAGATAACTGAGATTAACAGTTTGAAGGAATGGGAGGGACTATGGCAGTAAGAACATCACAGAAAACAGGTTTGGCTTCTGATACTACCGTTTGGAGTGGTGGAGCTGTACCTGTGGAGGGAGATAGTGTTGTTATTGCTGCAGGTCACGTTGTTACGATTGAAAACACTTATATTTGGGGAGATGACACCGTTTCAGCTATTCAGGTGTCAGGAACATTAAAGGCTTCACGTTCTGCTTCATCCTCCTTAACCTGTAAAGGTCATTTGGTGATTCTTAATGGCGGTACTTTTGACTATGGAAAAAGCGGTGATGCTATTCCTACGAGCTATACACACACTATACTTCTCAACTATTCTGCTACTCCTGTAGATGGAAAATATGGTTTATGGTGCGCTGATGGCGGGAACTTCTATGTTTATGGTAAGACTAAAACTATTAATACTACGGCTACGGCACAAGTTAATTCAGGTCAGGCAGTTGTAACAGTTGCCGATACTACAGGTTGGGCAGACGGAGATACTATCGTGGTAGCTTCAACTGATGTTTACAATGGAACTATTCGCTCTGAAGTTAGAGTTATAGCCACTGGAGGAATTTCGGGAAATAATGTTACAGTTACGAGTAACTTTACCTATACTCATCTAAATGGAGTCGATGTTGGTAATTTCACAAGCAATGTTACCTTCAAAAATTATAGTGATACTTACCCTGGTTTTGTAACTTTATATCATGCTAATTTAGGTTCAACTAATACTCGTTATCTTCGCTACGCTTCTTTTTGGAATCTAGGATCAGCTACAGGTACTGATACTTTGGTCACTATAGTTGCTGTAAAAGAGGGTGGTTTAAACCTTTACTCAAATAACAGTCCTACTGCCACAGCCGTGTACGCCAATGTTTCTGATTTAGCTATATATAGGAGTACTTCTGGGGGAATTTGTTACGGTTATGCCAATTTTGGGGAATGCACACCCATAACTGTTAATAATATAGCTGTTTATGTCAACCACGGTTATGCTTTTTGTGCGCAACAAAATTGTTATTTACAAGTAACTAATTCAGTTTCGTACTTCACTTCTTCTTATTCGATATATAGTAATTATTCATCAGGGGGTTTGAATATTCAATTTACTAACTGTCATTTTATTTGTTGTCAAGGATACACTGTATATGCGGGAACAAGTTTCGGAATAACCCTAACTAATTGTAAGATAACCTCAAGTTATTATGTATTTGCTGTTGCCAGTAGTTCTTTTATAAATTTTGTTAATTGTGACTTTGGAATAAATTATCCTGCTGTTGGTAATAATTCTTGTAATAATCAAAATAATTTTAGTTCTAATAATCCAGGAATTACCAATGTCACCACGACTAATTGTAATTTCGGTAGTATTACTGGTGCAAATTTTAATAATCAAATATATGGTTTAGTGGGAGCTTTTCAAGTTCAGAATGTAAATAAAAATGCTGATGTTACCCAACAAGAACTCTATTTACCAAATGGTAACTGGATAAGGGATAATTTTACTTACCTAAATTCCACTTCCTCCGTAAAGTTACAGACAGTCAATCCAGGAACTACAACTTATTCAATTACTATCCCAACTGTTAGCGGAGTCCCTGTTACTATTATGGGAAATCTCCAATACAACGCTTCCTATAGGAATAGCGGTTCAGGATATACTGCCCCCACAGTAACCATAACAGGTTTAGGAATAACCCCTGTGGTATTTACTGCAACGGTTGATGTGGGACACGATGCAACTTGGCAACCTTATTCTTTGACGGCCACTCAAACAAGTGGAGCAGCAGGAAATTTAACAGTTACTATTTCAGGTCAGTCTAATAATGCGTCAGGTTTAGTATATCTTGATGGGTTAGTTCTACCTCCATTTATCACTAATGCTCGTTTTTATGGTTATACCTTTGATGAAACTAATCCCTTAAGAACCGTTAATCCTTATGTTTCAGCCTCTTTTGCTACCGCTTCGGCTTATACAGGAATAGCAATAGACTGGACAGCTAAAACAATAACTCTAAGTTCTAATCACACAATGCAAGAGATTTATGATTATTGCCAGGCAATGGCTTCCACGGCTGCAAATCTAGCCAAGACAGTGCCAATGACAACTGCTGATGGTAATACTTTCTCCTTGCCAACAAATTGGGGATTCATAGTTAATACAGGGATAACCGTTACTGCTACTGGTAAGAAGTTAGTTATGTCAGGCACTGGAACTTACACAATGACAGGAACAGGTGACTTCACAGGTATTCTAGCCGATGCTTCTACTACCAGAGTCAAAATCAATCTATCAGCAATAGTCGCAGGTTCAAGACTACAAATTTACGATTTAACATCCAGTTCGGAGTTGTTTAACAACACTGTTGCAGGTACAACATCAAGTTTAGTCTTTATCCACACAGGGGCAGACCATTCTATTCGTATTCGTTTAATGTATGTTTCAGGTACTACTCCTGCCTACTATTGGCACACCCAAACAGGGACGGTGACGAATACAGGATTAAGTTTTGTAGCCACACAGGTTGAAAATACAATTTATGAAACGGCTAATGTTGACGGTTCAACTGTAACCGAGTGTTCAATTTCTGAGGCAACAATTCGTATATACGTTGATGACCCTGATAACACAACGACAGGACAAAGAATCTACAACTGGTATCAATATTACCTTTTTACGGCAGCTGGAATTCGCGATCAGGATGGGACTTATATCACTGCGACAGATGCCACACACTACATCTTTGCCAATACGATGAAGATAATAAACCAAGACACCTCAAATCCCTTAAATTTAACGGGGGCTAACATCACGCCAGTCAGCGGGGCTGCAACAAATATTTTCGACCTAACAAACGGGGCTTCTGTGTGTTTAAACTTTAATAGAGTTGAGGGATTTTCATACTCGTCAGGTTCGGGGTTGTCTCCAGAAGAACATAACGCACTTTTAGATCAAAAAGCAACAATTGATACGAACCTTGATATGAAAGTGTCAAAGGCAAAGCCATCACTGCTTATAGATGGTGAGATTATTGTCTAGTTGAATAAAATCCCTCATTATTTTAGTTATTAGTAATGGCAACATTACAAGACGCACTAATAGCAGCATCTAGTTATACCAATCAAGAGGCGGCAAAGTAAAGATCTGTAGAGAGACAATCACGTAGGCAATTAAAACTCTTTAAAATAGGATAATAATACTATGTTAGAGTATATAGTATTTAATCAGGCTGGACAACAGCCGTCTTATGTTCCCACGTTAAATGGGAATAATGTCTTTACTGGAATGATGGTTATTAAACCAGCAGTAGATTCATCTAATATATTCCAAGTTCAATCTACAAATGGAACTCAATGCTTTGAAATAGATACGTCTCATCAGTGGGTTAAAGTTGGACCCGATCAGCCTGTTGGTAATTTAGACCCACAAGTTAGTTTATATGTCACAAGAAGTGTGAACGGATATCATGCGGTTAATGTTCAAAATCCTAATTCCGGAAGTTTAGCATCATGTGACATTGGCTGCTTAAACAATTTTGCAACGGTAGATAACGGTTTAGGGTATTTAGACTTGGGAATTACCAGTTCAACATTCAGTGATCCCAATTATGCGGTTTATGGAGCTAATTCATCTTACCTCTGGACAGCCGATAGTGATTTTTATTTAGGTGTAGGTGCTGTAGACGGACTAGATCATGATATACATTTCTTCTTTGGAGGAACTGATAGTACTTCTTATATTAAGGCTACGTTAGATCACACAGGAAATTTTGACTCAGTATCTTTGTCAAGTGATGGTGGAACTAATAAATGGGCATTGGGAGGAGTTACAAGTGGTTCCGGATACACCTTAAATACTACGTCATATCTAAATGTTACTGTGGCAGGTGTTTCGTATAGACTGGCGGTTTTAAATTAATATGAATATTAAACTAACTAGTAGTCAAATCCAAATCCTTATTCAAATTATTGATACATTAAAATATTCTCCAAAAGAGTGGGAAGAAATAATTAGACCGATTTATCAAATGCTCAAGGGTGTTCCAAAAGATGTGCAACAAGTAGATGGCAAAATGGAATAATAGAACTATGCATGAGATAACACTATATACACCAATAACTAAAAAAGACGACAAGTTACATATGGTTTATGGATACGCTACTACTGAGGCTCTAGACTCTCAGGGAGAGATAGTTAGCAAAGATGCTATTAAAAATGCAATGGCCGATTACATGAAATGGGCTAATGTTCGTGTTATGCACCAGCCAAAAGCAATTGGTAAAACCAAAGAAGCTTCAATTGATGAAAAAGGCATGTATGTAGGAATTAAAGTTGTCGATAAGGATGAATGGGAGAAGGTAGAGGAAGGCGTTTATAACGGGTTTTCTATTGGTGGACGTGTTAAACAGATGATCGCAAACGAAATCACCGAACTTACTTTGTCTGAAATTTCCCTTGTTGATAGACCAGCAAATCCAGAATGCAAGTTTGACGTTTATAAGGCGGATAATATAAATATGGATGTTGAAAAACCAGAAGTTAAAGAGGAGGTTAAAGTTGATGAGCCAAAAGAAGAAGTCAAAGAACCAGTCGAGCAATTGGCCGATGCTGATCCAGTTGTTGCAGAGGTCGTTAAAGAGCCTGAAACGACTGTTGTTGCAACTGAGGGAGATAGCACGGGGATAGTTGCTGCGGTTATAGAAAATGCACCTGACGTCACTACGGAGGCTCCAAAAGAAGAGGCTGTGGTTGAAGAGAAGGTTGATAAACCAGAGATCAAGAAATCCCTTTACGATGTTGCTAGATTCGCCAGTATTCTACAAGAATTAGCCGATCTTGAAGAATATATCGAGATGGATGGACAAATGGAAGGCAATGACCCAATGGATGAAGAGTTTGCCGACAAATTAGCTGCTGAAATTAAAACATTAGGGGAACTTCTAGTTGCCAGAGCACAAAGAGAAACCGAAGAACTAAATGCCGAAGAAGACGACGAAGAAAATGCTGAACCTACTGCTGAATCTCAGGAAGTTACAATGTCTGAGAAGTCAGTATTTGAAAAAGTTGAGGATATTTTAAAAACAGGAACGATGCCAGATGAAGGCACTATAAATGAAGTTTTAGAGAAAATGTCGATGGACAAAACACAAAGTAACATTGATGCTTTAAGACTTAAATTTGCCGATCGAATAATGGAAGTTGTCGATGAGCAAATAAAGAAGAACAATACTGATAGTGTTAAATCGAACACCAGTATAGTGCTAGAGAAAGTAGATGAATTAACCAGCCTTTTAAAGAAGGTTGAAGACCAAACATCTGATGCGAAAGCAAAGATGGAAGTAGGTGTAGTAACTGGCGATATGATCAAGATTGAAGCTGAACTAGCTTCTTTAAAGGATCAGATTGCTAAGTTTGTTAATACACCTTTACCCATAAAGGCAAAAGCGTCTTATGTCGCAGTAGAAAAGTTCGGTACCACCTCAGGGGATGTATCGGAAAGATTAGCCAAAGCAGAGGCTAGGGGCGATGAGTTACAAAAACTTCTCGCTAAACCACATGACTCAGCTATAGAAAAAGAGGCTAGTGACTTATCTATTGAGATCATGAGATTACGTCGACAAGCCTAATAATCCCATTTTCAATATATATTTTCTAGCCTTTTTGTAAGTGTATTTATTATTGTTTGAAAGTAGGTGATTAGAAATTATGACAGATATAGAAAAAACATTAGGTGAGCTTAAAGATATGATGCAGAAGGCGACCACAAACTCGACTTATGCATTCAGTCCTGCTGCTCGTTCTATTTTTGCACCTGAAAACCTTGATCCAGTTGTAAAGCTGATGGTTCCAACAGCAACTCCGTTAAGATCGGTATTGCCAAGAACTAAAGGTTTTGGTCAAGCTGCTGCTTGGAAAATGTTAACTTCACAGTTAGCACCGGGCAACAAAGGAACAGGAACTATTTCGGGTTCCACCGCAGGTACGGGATATAAAGCGGGTTTTGCCGACGCTGGTCAACCAAACACTTCTACAACTTATACAATGTCAGTTACGACTGCCGCTTATAAGAATTTAGGAGCAGATGTTGAAGTAGGTCGACAAGCAATTGCCTCGAGCCGAGGATATCAAGCGATTAGAGATGAATTAGTTCGTTTTAAAACTTACGAAGTTATGTTAGGTGAAGAGAACATGATCCTAAACGGAGATAGTTCTATTGACTCAACAGAGTTCGATGGTTTAGGTAAGACCTTAACGACTAACTCAGGAACCTTATCACTATTAACAGCTTCCGGCATTGCCGCACAAATCTTATCTCCTTACTGGAGCTATGGTGCAGTATTCCAGAAACTTGTTGCAAATCCATACCAAATCAAAGCTTTGGCAGACGATTTACAAGGTAGTGGTTCGATTCAAAGAATCGTAGTTGATAACCAAGGAGCTGGCGTTGGTGGAATACATTTGTCAAAGATCGTCAATTCTGTTGATGGTTCTTTGATCGATGTCATTTCGTCAAGGTACAGTGGTTCGTGGGGATATCTTTTGACAATAACTGAACCAAATGGTGAAAATGCTATAGAAGTAGAAGATTTGGATCCATTATCAGTTTACGAACCTGCAACTGCAAATCACTCAGTGATCTCTCGTGTGTATGAGACTTCGGTTTTGAAAGTGATTTACGAGGTTCATCAGAAGAAAATTGGCGGACTTGCTTATCAATAAGCCTTAATTGTCACATAAAGACAAGATGCTGGCCGGACGCTTGAGAGGGATTAATACACGAAAATAATAAGGTATTAAGAACCTCACCGGCAACTAAAAACCCTTTTTAATGCATAATTGAATTATATGATTGGATATCTTGATCGCACATATGTAGAGGGTTTCATGAACCGGACTTTTCCGGAGATTTCCGATGCGGTTTTTGCTGGCTATATTTCCGCGGCTGAGACATACATCAATAACTATTTAGGTTATAACTCTCAAACTACTTTATCTGGAATGATGTCTGAAAATATTGTACTAGAGAAGTCTGAGGGTAAGGTAGATGCATTTAACAACGTGGTAGTTAACCTTAGAAAACCACCACTTCATTTTGATGTTTATAATAATCCTATTGTTACACAGTTGAGGTTTGGGATTGGCGCTGTAAAAGTCGATCTTAATCTTAATCCATTGAATAACAATCTATCAGTACTGGAGGTAGCAGAAAATAGAAGAACTGTGGTTTATCCATCTCTCTATTTTCTACCTGCGATATCAACGGTCACACCTACTGCCAAAATGAATCTATTCTCTTTGGCGTCAGTTAAATTTTGGATGGAAATATCATACACAGGTGGTTATGATACTTTGCCCGATGATGTAAAACTGGCTGCAGCCTATGTTGTATCTGATATATTGCTATTTCGCGATAATCCTAACTTTCTGCAATCTTTTTCTCAAGGTTCTTTATCACAAAGTTTTGGAGGAAGGACTTCTGACACTAAGGGCTTTAAAGTCGGCAAGGGTATGCAAATGGCACAGGCCTTGTTACAGCCGTATTGTCGTGTAACTTGGTAATGTTATTGGATAAAAACATATCAATTGAACATTTAGGTCTAGATATTGGAACTTCTCGCAAAGAAGGATATATAAGTGATTTATCTTTATCTGCGATAAGAGCTAACATACAACCTTCATCACCTGAAACTACTGCGTTATATGGTGGTGCTTATGGAAAAGTCTATACAATTTATACAACGGTATCGGGTATTTTAGAAACGGATCGTGTTACGGTGTCAGGAACGACACAACAATTTATTATTAAGGGTAAACAATATTATAATTACGGCGCAGGACAGCACGGAGAATATATAGCGGAGGAGATTTTATGACTTGGAACATTCAAATAAAAGGTACAGAACAACTTAATAATAAGATTGATCCCAGTAAATATGATAAGGCTATAAGAACTACCATGACTTTAGCCGTTAAAGGCGTGAAGGAATACGCACAATCCATTGCACCGTACAAAACGGGCACGCTACGACGTTCTATACAGTTTCAGGTATTAAACAACGGATTGCAGGGGATCGTGTATCAGGATGCCAATATCGCCTCTTATGGAGGTTATGTAGAGATGGGAACACGGGCACACGAGATCACTCCTATTAATAAGAGGGCCTTATTCTGGCCGGGTGCAGATCATCCTATGAAATCGGTACAACATCCCGGTACTAAACCACAGCCGTATATGCAACCTGCTTACGAAGGTAAAAAGGATTGGGTATTACAGACATTCAATGATGCCATTAAAAATTTATTAGGAGGAAGGTAATGCTTCAGGGTACAGGATTTCAGGCTATATCTTCATATTTGAAAATCACTTTGATACCATCGGTGGCCTCAATAAGAACTGCCAATATATTTGATTCGGAAGTTACGGATTTGGGTGGCTACCCGGCTGTCACAATAACCTTAAAGGGTTTAGATAGTTCATTTTTAGATAATACCCGTAATAAACATGTATTTGATGTTTCAATTAAGATATTTATCGATAGGAATAAGCAGAACTTTGGCGTGTCAACATCAGAGGATATTTTAAGACAGATGGCTGGGGAGTTAATTTCAGCTATAGATGCGGACTATAATCTCGGGGGAAACTGTATATATTGTGAGCCTTTCATTGGTTCTCCAGCTTATGTAGACAGGGAAAATCAGAATATTAGATTTATCGAAGTATCTCTTAAATGCGTAGACGCTAACAAATGGAGATAATGCAATTACTAAATTAAAAAAGGATATGATTAAATTATGACATTACAACTCGGAAGATTAGGATCAATAAGTTTGGGCATAGAAAGTGCACCGGGAACACCAGTTTCTGCTACAACATCTATTCCTTTTATTACTAATTCATTTCAAGGAAAACACAAACCAATAGAGGATATATCTGTAAGAGCATCCCGAGCACAGAATTTCAGTTCTGTTATGGGTCAGAAATGGTCTGAGGGTGAAGTGGAATTTAATATAGATTCTTTAAATGTCGGATTCTTTTTAAAACTAGCTACAGGTAATGAAAATTTAAATACTATTCAAACAGGTGTTTACGATCATCTTTTCTATACGACAACATCAGGAAACACTCCTTTAACAGCTACTATGTACGTTTATCAGGGTGTGGATTATCAAAAGTTTGCATCCGTATGTGTTGATAAGATTGATTTCTCTATTAAAGACGCCTTGATGACGGCCAAGGCTTCACTTAAAGGATTCTTCCCCACAAGTGCTTCAACTACAGCACCAACTACAGTATCGGGAACAGTGTTCTCGTTTGGATCATACAACTTGAAATTTGGTTCAAGTCTTATTGCCGCCGCAAGTGCAGCCGCACAACCAGTAACCGATTTCTCATTATCCATCAATAACAATGCCGATGTAGTATTTGAATCTGGTCAGCCAAATGCATCAAGAGTGTTCTGGAAACAACTACAGATAACAGGTACATGGACACAATATTTTGAAACTGCAAGCGACAGGGATTCCTATCTAGCTTTCACTAAAGAGTCAGCCATTTTAACTGCTTCTGGAATCGCTTTAGCAGGTGGTAACAACGAAAGCTTAACATTTAACTTTGCCAAATTAGCATATACTGATAATACAATAGATACTGGAATCGATAACTTCTTTGCTATAAAGACTTCATTCGTAGCTGAGGTTGATCCTTTACAAGCTAAACAATTTGATACAGTATTAAGAAATTATAGATCAACAGTTTACGCATAATAAATGCCTTTACTAACAGAACTTAGAGGAACAGTGCGCAGGGATGTCCCCTTTATCGAGGGTGGTTGGGTCGACTTCTTCGATGATTTAACTCTAGCAACAGTTGATAAAGCGAAGTCTATTGAGAACAAAGCTAATGTCGATGCTAACCTTTCCATATTATGTGAGCAGATTGTGGATTGGAACTTCTATAAGACTGCCGAAGAAAAGCTACCTATAAGTGTTGGGTCATTTAAATCACTCCCTATTAAAGTTGTTACATGGCTTATAAATGAGTATATCTCTATTGCCAACCCTAAAGAGGAAGCTGAAAAAAAAAGCGACTCTCCAGAAATCTTATAAGCGCATTACAAAATAAAGGCTCATCTGTTCCGCACGAATACGCAGAGATGCAATTCTGTCGTGAATTTCACATGACCCCCTTTGAATATAGAAACCTTCCAATTCGTTTAATCAATTCATGGTCTCAGATGCTTTCTATAGAGAGAAGTGTAGCTTCACTAGACAATAAAGAGGGTGAATCCAAGTAGAATTAAAAGTAGGAGAACTATATGTTTGAAGACGCACTAAAAATCATTTTCACAGTAGAAGGCGCAGCCGCTATTAGCGAACTGGGTCAAATAAAGAATGAAGTTAACGGTCTAGGTGAATCCGCCGGTAAAAGTGGTGGTATGTTATCTAACATCGGCGGAATACTAGAAACCGTTGGAAAAGTTGCGCTCACGGCAGGTATAGCCATAGGTGGATTTGCTATAGCGATGGGGGTGGAAGCTGTCAAGGCAGCCACCGAAGCTGAGGCCAAGACCGCCATATGGTCTAATACTCTAAGGAATGCATCGGCTCAGTTCAAATTATCATATGAGGAACTCACTAAAGGAGCGGAAGCGGCAGGGGATGCAGCAGTTCGATTAGGTTTTGACAACGAGGATGCTGCTAGTGCTTATGCGAAACTTGTACTTGTAACCGGAAGCGCCTCACTCGCCCAACAGGGGGTTACAGCTGCCGAGGATTTAGCCCGTGCTAAAGGTATGGACTTAACAAGTGCCACACACGCCCTGTCTTTAGCTTTTGAGGGCCAGGGTCGTTCATTAAAGGATCTAGGAATAGTTCTGCCCAAGGTGTCGTCAATGCTTAACACTTTACAACTTGTGCAGGACAAAGTTAAGAATAGTGCGGATGCTTTTTCTAAAACTCTACAGGGGGAAAAGGATAGATTTCAAGCTTTAAAAGAAAAGATAATGGAAACAGTCGGTGCTAAAGTTCTAGGGGCTTTAGAGGTAGGTTTGGATTACATCTTAAAGAAGATGGAGGCTATAGACTGGAATAAATTTGCCAACGATATGGTAGCCGCTTTTGATAAGATGAAAGCTAAGGTCATGGAGCTTTATAATGGGCCTTTGAAGACCTTATGGAAATGGATAGGTGATAATGTTATTCCAAGATTTAAAGAGATGGGAATGATTATAGACACTATGGTTACACCTTTAATAGGAACACTTACGGCCTCCTTTGAACTTTTACTTACGAAACTTAATTTAAATTCAGGCCAGATGAAGTCCCTTGGGGATATTATGCGAGGAATTATGGATGTTGTTGCTGTTCTTATTGGCGTAGCATTGGATTTATTAATTCTTATTATCACAGCCTTAATGTTAATTGTGACAGCGTGTATTGATAAATTCAAGGCATGGCTAGACGAGATACAGACCGTTGAAAATCGAATTACTGGTTTTATAGATAAAGTTAAGGAACTTATAGACTGGATTAGTAAAATACCATCAAAGATCGGGATTAAAATGTCTACTTCGGGTGGTGGTTCTTACGCTACTGGTGGAACAGTAACATCTGGAGGTCTATCTCTGGTTGGAGAAAACGGCCCGGAACTTGTTTCACTTCCTGCCGGAGCTAAGGTATTTAATACACAGCAGACACAAAATATGATGGGCGGGAATATTTCTATAAATATTAATAACCCATCTGTTAGATCAGACAATGATATTAATGAGATAGTTAAGCAAGTCAGGACTGCTCTAGGAAGACAGTCTGCTCTTGCGAACATGGGGGCTTTTTAAATGCTTTTCAATGCTTTGAATTTATCAGATAACATTAACTACTTGATTGAGGAAGTAACTTTCAGATCAATGCCTCAAAGAGATATTATCTCTGGCCCTGTGGCAACTCGTGCTGGTGATCGTTACATTACCTCGGAGTGGCGCTCAAAAGAAATTGAGATTAAAGGAAGAATATTTGGCAACACGTCTATAGAGCTTAGACAGAATATTGATGATTTCCAGCAAGCTTTATCCATAGAAAACATATCGCTTTTTATTGATACTGATCGTTACTATACCGCAGTACTTGAAAGTATTGATATTCCTACGCAATTTTATAACGCTACAATGGTTACATATGACGCTAAATTCTATTGCCCTGATCCTTTTGCATACAGTTCTTATACAGCAGTATCTGGTAATACTATTAGTGGCACTTTAACCTATTCGGGTACTGTAACCATATCAGGTACAGTTTACGCCGAGCCCTCTATAACAATCACTCCGAGATATATACAAAATGGATTATTTACTGTTACGGCTAGCACAGGGGAACTTGTGACATTATCAGGCACTTTTAGTCCAAATAATCCAGTTATTCTAGACTATAGGAGCTTTAGAGTAACCAATAGTGGTATTGCATCAGACTTCACTGGAGTGTTTTCTAGATGGGAACCGGGATCGAATAGTTTTACTATTAATTTCTCTGGTGGAATAAACGCGGGATATTCTTGGAAATTGGACTATCAACCGCGATATTTTGCCTAATATATGGCGTTTAAAAAGAAGTTCTATTACAAGGTTTTCAACTCGGCTGGAAACTATATTACAACGTGGCGAACTGACGTAATTTCTACGCCGTCTTTTAGAGATGTTTTAAATGGCGGAAGTGGGGAACTCAATATAACTCTGGGTAGAATGTATAACTCTTTTGGGGAAAATGTAGACGTAGCATTAGGAAACAAGGTACAACTTTACAGTGGAGATAAAATGTCTCCAAGTGGTATCTTGTTATACTCTGGATATATTTCACAGTATTCTCCTGTCATTGACGGCAGTACCCAGAATATTCAGATAACGTGTCTAGGATATGTTACCGAACTCTCGAATAGAGTTTTAAAGGATGCATCGGGAAACACAACTATAACATATACAAATAAAGACCCAGCCGTCATTATGCAGGATGTAATTGATAAATATAGAGCTGATGGCGGTGTTAATGTCTTCTATAAGGGTTCTATACGTTCTACGGGGGTTAGTGCCACATATACTTTTACAAATAATACAATTAAAGAATGTCTTGATAAAATAATAATTCTATGCCCCGATGGTTGGTTTTATTTTATAGATGCATCGGGAGTGGTTTGGCTTAAACAGGTAAACAAGGCTTACCCTGATCATGTAGTTTCTATTGGTAGAAATATAACTAAAATGGAGGTCTATAAAAGACTAGAAAACATGGCTAATAGGGTTTTTATAGTAGGTGGGGGAGTTACTCCTTTATACAATCGTTACGATAGAACAGGTTCGCAATCTTCTTATGGTTTATTTGAGCATACTATCGAGGACGGCAATGTGACGGACAATACCACATCGGATTTAGTGGCGAAAAGATATCTTGATCAGAATTCTATACCGGAGTCAAGATCGCTTATAACAATACTGGATAATACAGGACAAGTAACTGATGCAGTGAATTCAGGGAGCTTCTGGGATATCATGGTATGGGATGTAAATGTCTGGGATAGTGCTTACGACCCATATATGTCCGATAAGATAGATTTATATTCAGTAGGAGACAGTATACAAATCAAAAACCTTAAATACGGAGTAACAGTTGATCCTTTATGGGATGTATTTAAGTGGGATATTAACTTGTGGGACAACTCCATATCAGATACAGCTGCTGATATTATGACAATAGTATCTAAACAATATGATGGTACCTCAATAGAACTCGAGGCCACATCTAGATTTCCAGAACTTGAAAAAACAGTTAACGAGATAACCAGAAGTGTAAATACTCTTATACAAGAAGGTTTACCTGTGTCTCCATCTGTTAGAACTGTATAGTGCAAGATTTGATTTAAAAAAGGATATCATTTAACTATGAGCACAATTTTACCAGCGTCATTTGTTCCTAATTCAGTTGCAAGATCAGCTGATGTTAATAGTAACTTTACAGCAATAGCCAACGAAATTAACAGACGTGGTGCTATGACTACCTACACACCTATAGCCTCAGCAACTGTCACAATGGATTTATCAGCAGCTCTTAATCACTTTATTACTATGCCCGCAGGAAACATCACACTAGCTGTATCAAATACCATAGTCGGAGATAGATTTATAGTGGAGATTACACAAGACGGTGGTGGTTCTAGAACTGTTACGTGGTTTGGAACAATACGCTGGACATCTAATAATACTGTTCCAACACTTTCTACCGTGGGTTCTAGGAGAGACACGTTTGGTTTTGTGGTCACAGGAGCTGGTACATACGATGGGTATATCGTAGGCCAGAATCTTTAATGATCTCCATAGATTCTATCTCGACATCAGCTAGAAAAATATCTAGTCCTTATACATGGAGTCATACCGTAGGTGTTAATGCTAGCCTTATTGTTGTCACAACTGCTATTCACTCAGGAGGCAGTGGTCGTAATGTATCCTCGTGTACATGTGGCTCGCTGTCACTAGTACAAGGTGCGACCGATAATCAAAGTCAGGTAGAAATATGGTTTGGTGTTAATCCTCCATCAGGAGCACAAACTATAACAGTAAATTGGACTCAAAATCCGGGTGAAGGCGCATGCGGAGCTGCTACCTTTTTTGGTGTTGATACTGCAAATCCATGGCATGCTAATGTAATAGGCAATACGTCAGGTTTGCCAACTCTCACTGTTGATTGTCTAGCAGGTGGTGTGGTAGTAGATGCGTTATATTCTCAGACATCTAGTGCCGTAGCGGTAGGACAGGCTGGCCAAAATTCTATTCACAATATTGCTTTAACAGGTAATAATACGAAATCAGCATCGAGCTATTTAATACCAACTGGATCTGGTAGTACCACGCTATCTTGGACTGTTAGCGACTCACATGGTTATATAGGTGCGTCTTTCAATCCCGCAATATCTGGAGGAGCATTTCTGCTCAACATGTTATAGGAGATTTTATTATGCCAAAAGGTGTTTATCCAAAAACTGAAATAACTATGAAAGAAGTTGAACAAACCAAAATTGAACGTGCAGCTCAAGAGGCATTGAAAGTTGTAGCTGAGGCGGCAATGGAGGCTACAAAAACACTAGCAACAGCTGCATCATCGGCGGTTGACGCTATCCGGAGTGCAAATATGGCAAGTTCTGCCGACCACGATTTACTTATAAAACTAGAGACTAAAATGGACGGATTGAAAGACGATATTAAAGGCTTATCGGATGGCACATCAAAACAAATTAGCGACCACGAAATACGCATAAATTCTTTAGAAGTGGAAAAGACTAGAACAGCAGTTTTACTAAGCATTGGCATCGGCTTACTTGGACTTTTATCGTCATTGCTGATTTATCATTTAATTGGAAAGTAGGAGAATATTTTTATGCTTAATTATGCGGACTTTAAGGCTAAATGGTTGGGCAAAACTTGCGGTAATACAGATGATAATATGGGCCAATGTGTGGGCTTGTTTGCGGTTTGGCTTGATAACTTAGGTTTAGGACATGTCTGGGGTAACGCTAAAGATATTTTCAACAACGCACCAGCTACAGATTTTAAAAAGACAGTATACAAAAAAGGTGTATTTCCCGTTACGGGAGATGTTATTACATGGGATAAGAACTGGGGCGGTGGCTTTGGTCATTTAGCAATAATTGATTCAGTAGATAAAGTTGCAAACACGTGTACAGTTTTTGAACAGAACAATCCAACAGGTAATCCTCCTAGAATACATACTTTTACATCTTGGGGTGGTGTTATCGGTTGGTTACATCCCTATGTTTTGGATCAAGTTAGCACTCAGACCCCCGCACCTGCCAGCGACGATAATATATTGCAACAGCAATTAAATGACATGCGTAGCAGCCGAGATGCGTGGAAACAACAAGCACAAGACAATGCGTCACAGAATGTCATACTTTCTAATCAGATAATGGATTTAAATGCAAAAATAGCCGTTATGGAAAATTCTATCAATACAAATAAAACGCCATTATCAAACTATACTATTACTGATAGACTTTTATCTATTTGGAATGATTTGAGGGGTGGTGTTAAATCGTGAAAGATTCTAAAAAATTTACATTGAATAAAGCTGATATACAAAGATGGTTAACTAACACTTTAATATTTGCAGGACCAGCGCTATTAGTTTTATTAGCTAGTGCGGCTAAAATAGTTCCTACTGATTCACAGTACGCAGTTGTCGCCTTATTCGTAATTAATGTAGCTACTGACTTGCTTAAAAAGTATCTAGCTGGTAAATAACTCAACTTTGGAATAAAAATGCAGTGAAGGGTTCGTTTTGGGGCTTAGAAAGGAGACCAGACATGACTAAGACAGTGATATTTCACGTGTACGATCCATCGATCGACGAAGGCGGAAAGGTCACAAGTAATTTTGACGTTGAATGTCAAACAGAACTTGGCATCGCCATCGAATTAAAATCGGATGAGTTGAAACGATTTGGCTTTAAAATAAACAAAGTGGATATTATAGGAGGCCGAATTGGCTAAGATCAGATGGATAGGCTACTTTGAACACGATGGAGAAGGACAATCTGTTCAAGAGCTAATTGATCCGAACAGTAATGTAGAAAAAGCCATTAAAGACTTTATTCACTACATGAAATGTTCCGGTCACACATTTATTCGGGAAATTAGCCGAGAGATGTGTACAAAAAATACCCTACCTAACTAGTGGGGTATTTTCTTCTGTGTATTTTGTAAAATATTTCTCTTTATACTTTGCAGGTTCCATCATCGCACACCATTGACACACAGTATTATGTCTTCCTTTTAGTTTTCGATGTTTCTTTTTACATGCTTCACACCTAAAATAATCATAGCGTTCAGTGGCCATATTCTTTAGTATCTTATTGATATTCATGGCTATATTATAGCGCTATTACAATGATTTTCCAGTAATTGTAACATGCTTGACAGAGCATAAAAGAAGGTTTAGCTTTATATTCAATGACACAACGGTATACATTTAAAAACTTGAACCTGATAGCCTCCCTCGCACTCGTTGTGTCATTACTACTCTGTGCAGGGGGGACTATTGGGTTTAAAGGATAGAAGCATGAATAACTACCTAAAAGCGTCTTTGGATGCGTTCAACGTCTCCAAAAACTGCGACAGAGCTTCGGCTCAAAGTTTCTACGACAGTTATGTCGAAAGAAAAAAGAAAATTGTATCTGGTAAATTAGAGGCCTTAAAAAGAGGATCTCCAATAAATCAGAAAAAACTTCAGTGGGAGGTTATGTGTTTGAGAGGTGTGCGAGACGACAAAGTCACCGTATTAAGATATGTTGGGGATTTAATAAGAAGAACTAGCTTCGACCCTAACAATAGCATATTAAGAGAAGCGGAGGAATTAATCCATGAAAACTAGAATCGTTAATACACGCTTTTGGAGCGATACTTACATTGAAAGTTTGACACCCGAACAAAAGTTAATATTTCTTTTCCTGATGACCAATGAAAAGGCCAATATGTGTGGAGTTTATGAGTGTAGCCCGGCCGAGATAAATTATCGAACAGGACTTCCCGTAGTAGAAATAAGAGAAATTGCCAAAAAATTACAACAGGATAAGAAAATATTCTCTCAAGGTTCTTGGGTATGTCTTATAAACCATAGAAAGTATCAACAATATGGCGGAGGAGATCAAATTAAAGCGTACAACAGGGAAATTGCTTTAATACCGCAGTGTTTCTGGAATGCTATGGAGCAGTGGGACACTAGTCTATACACTAGTCTATACACTGCCGTCACACTGATGGGTAGACTAGATAGAATACAGAATACAGAATACAGAAATCAGAATACAGAACTTATAAATAAGAAATCAGAGGGGGTAGCTTCGAGATACAAGAAATATGAAGAAGATGAAAAGACGGATAAACTAGTCAGAGACTTTGAAGCGTTTTCGGAGAAACAAGATTTAGATTCTTGATCGTACAGTATAAAATTTGAAAGTTTTAACTATGAAAGATTTAACTGGTAAAGTAATAGAATGTTATTTTGAAGGGTGTACTGCGGACTCAAGAGAAGATTCTGTATTTTGTTGTGAAGAACATAATACCTTTGCTCTAAAAGTTGAATATAAAGGTCGTAAGTACCACGGTATATCGGATATTCAGGATAGATGTAAAAAGAAGGCCGAGGAAATAAGACAAGAAAGAAAAAACGGCACTTTTTATATGCCTTTTGCCCCAGTTTTGAGCAAATACGAGCTGTTTAATCAGATAAAGATTTAGTATTTACATACATTAGTCTATAGTGTAATATACTAATATGAACGACTGGATAGATAGCTGCATAGAAGATTGTAATGCAATAGCCACAGAGACTATTTTTAATTCAACAGAAGAACTTATTAAAGGCTCTTATCAAATAGGGGAACGTATATTGCAGGATTTTAGGGTATCAGATCGTGAAGCAACGTATGGACAGAAACTTATTCCAATGATTGGAAAGTCTTTAGGTAAAGGAAAATCATCTATCTACAACATGGTAGCAGTTGCTCGTAAAGAGCCTGATTTAGATGTACTTTTAAGTCATTACGGAAAAAACGTCACCTGGGCAAAGATTGTTAAGGATGTAGTTGGTAAACCTGAAGAAGTTTTGCCGGCACTTCCCGATAACGATAAACTTTTGAGAATTATATCAGATTATCTGCCTTGGATGATTAACAATTTAACACAGAATAAAAAGGGTATTAACCTATTTTTGCCTTTGGATAAAATATTATATGAGTCCGAGGAATTAAAATGAGAAGAGTCACTGAGAGAGTTATGAAGAATATAGAGGTCGAAGTGTGTGATATTTGCGAGTCGAAGGATATTAATATTAGATTTTCTTGGAACTATCACTGTCCCTTTGATGATTGTACTGACGAAAGTGGCGATTTATCTTTCTGTTCTTTGGATCATATGCAGTTAGGTATAGATAAATTACTGGATAATATAACCCCAGATGAAAGTTTCTTTTCTCAGGGCTTGCGTATAGATATAGAGAGCGAAGGTATAGCCGATATATTGAACTTTCTTATAAGGAATAAAAAAGATAAATGAAGTGGAAAATCGTTACGAAATCGACTGAAATATTTGAAGACAATAGCGTATGGCAAACAGGAGAGAGTTTAAATGCTCTCCATCGTCGTACTGGTATTGCTTTGTCTTTGCTTTCTAAGGTTAAAAACGGCAAAGTTATCTTAAGTAAAGAAACAGCTGATAAATATAGGCAGAAAATATTAGGTTGATTTGACAACATATAATCTATTGACACACATTACTTAATGGTGTACTCTATTGATAGTAGATATTTAGTGAAAGGCACAAAACTATGAAAGAACGAACATACGAACTAACTAAGTTTGGTTCAGAATTTTATTACAGTTTATTAACTTTAGGTCTTCCGGATCTAGCTTGGGAATTTGCAGGAATACAAGTTAAGGCCGAGAAGAGACTATACAAGGACATTCTCACTCACGAACATGTATGTAAGTGCGGACATAAAGTCACCGACTTCGGTGAGTTAGAGTTTTTCCTAGATAACGGATACTGCTTATCTTGTGATCATGCAATGAGTGATTGTGACAGAACATCAGAAGACTATGGAGAGCGGGGTGAAATAAATGAATAAATTTATACCTTTAAGAGATAATCACGGAAGATATGAATCTCGTAGTAAGTTTCTATTAAAAGCTCTTGGAGTACTCGTGGTACTGTCTGCTTTTGTATTCACCGTCACAGAGCTAGCTGTTGTTGCTAACGATTGGTCAGCAAAACATATTATAAGATTTCCTATCGAAGTTAAAGTAAACACGATGTCTGTTGTAACAGATAGAGAACCTGAAAAGGTATTAAGCCCTATTGTCAAAGAGATAATGGTTGAAAACACACCAGTAAGTAACTTGACTCCTAATGAGCAAATATTACTAGATACATTCGGTGCGGACGAGTACCGAGTTGTACACGCTGTTGTTAAGTGTGAATCAGGATTTAATGAGAATGCTGTTAACTGGGATACCCGGGATATTGGCTTGATGCAGATAAATTGGCCAATATGGGAAAAGCCCGTCATGAACAAATTTGGCTATACTTTGAAGGATATGTTTGATCCTAAAAAGAATGCTGAAGTGGGTCTTTGGATTTGGGATAGAGGAGACGGAATAGAGGGTAATGGTAAGGGAAATTATAAAGCTTGGGTTGCTACAACGACTCCTTGCTTTATGGGGGAACTATAATGAATAAAGTAATAACTAACTTAATGGATGCTCAGAAGAATATCGAAGAAAGGACAGAGGACTTAAACAATGCTAACGCTGCCTTCTATATGATTGAAAATAAATACAATCTGTTAAAAGGCAAGTTAATGGAAATGGATAGAGTTAAGAGTTTACCAAATCAGGCCATGAGAGATGCTGCTATTGGGGAAATGCTTAATAACGATGATAGATTCAAAGATATATTCAGGGACTATCAGCAGGCCGTGTATGACCAGGAGAAGGCCAAGAATGAACTCTACCTGGCGCGTGACGTTGTAAAGATTCAGGTTACTATAGCTAATTGTTTAACTTACGGAAAGGGCGGTGAAGAATAAAATGACAAAAACAAATGAATTACCTTGGCAAGATGCAAGTGACTTTAATACTTGGGACTTTAAGGAACTAGGTGAAGATGCAACAATCCAGGGAATCTATAAGAGCAAGAAAGAACATGTCGGTGAGAACGATTCAACAGTCTACACATTAAGTGTTGATGGAGTTTTAACAGATGTTTGGGGTTCTACAATACTTGATATTAGATTATCAAAAACTGAAATTGGGGAAGAGGTAAGAATCACATATCTTGGTCAGAAAGACAGTGAGAAAAGAAAAGGAAAGACATATCATGATTTTAAGGTAGAACATAGAAAGCTACCTATGACAGAGGTCAAAGATGAGGTTAATATTGACGACCTTGACCTGTCAGACTTGGATACGACTAAATAAACCATATTAGGTTGGCCTTGGTTTGTACCTCGGCCACCGTACCTCGGTCTTTGCGAGTTTAATAGTCTCGCCTTTCAACGGGGGTACGGTGTTTAAGGTATAAACTATCTATTGACACGAGTTAGTAAATAGGTAATAATTAAGATAGAAAACTATTAAATTTGAAAGGCGAAAATGAAAACAATAATGAAGAAAATAAAGTTTAAAAATCACTACTTAATAAAAGCTCAGAGATTATTAAACGAAATAGATGGGCTGCAAGACGGTACTTTAATGGCACATGCTGATGGAAGCTTTACCGAGGTAGAAAGAGAACGAGAAGGATTCTACCTTCATGGAGAAAGACAATGACTAAAAGATATAAATTTCTATTAAAAGGCAATAAATCATCTCACGGAGACTTTAAGTGGAAAAAAGGTGTGTGGTATAAACACGACGGTGAAATTGAACTCTGTGAATCAGGATTTCACTGTTCAAAGGGTATTTACCAAGCATTTTCATATGTACAAGGTGAGATATTGGCCGAGGTAGAAGTCAAAGGAAAACATGAAAGTGAGGATACGAAAGATGTTTGGCAGGAGATGAGAGTTACTAAAACATATAAATGGCAGAAAAAGGATAGCGTACTCTTTAGTATCTTTGTAGCGTATCTATGTTTAGATAACTTTGAAAAGCTATACCCGGAAGATAAAAGACCCCGTGAAGCAATCGAAGCAGCTGAGAGATATGTAAAAGAACCAACGGAAGAAAATAGAACAGCAGCAGAGTCAGCAGCACGGTCAGCAGAGTCAGCAGCATGGTCAGCAGCATGGTCAGCAGCACGGTCAGCAGAGTCAGCAGTATGGTCAGCAGCATGGTCAGCAGCAAGGTCAGCAGCACGGTCAGCAGAGTCAGCAGCATGGTCAGCAGCAGAGTCAGCAGCACGGTCAGCAGAGTCAGCAGCATGGTCAGCAGCATGGTCAGCAGCACGGTCAGCAGCAAGGTCAGCAGAGTCAGCAGTATGGTCAGCAGAGTCAGCAGCACGGTCAGCAGAGTCAGCAGTATGGTCAGCAGCATGGTCAGCAGCAAGGTCAGCAGCACGGTCAGCAGAGTCAGCAGTATGGTCAGCAGAGTCAGCAGCTTATAAGAAATTAGATAAATGGATGTTAAATCATTTAGTTGAATTGGAGGAAATAAAATGACATTTGACTACGAATGTTTAACAACTGTAGAGGAGGTACGCAAACATATACAAGAATGCGAGGGCAAGCACACACAACAAGCTATTTACTCAACATTCCATGACGCATTAACACAAGTATGCTTTGGTTGTAAAAAAATTAGAAGCACTATTAGGAGGACTTATGACTAAAAGAGGTATTAATTTATTAAATTTTGAAAGGTCTATATGACAAAAACAAAAGAAATAGTAGTAGATGGGGTTAAGTATATACCAGCAGATAGTATTAAAAACACTATTGCTACAAGAGATGGTTTAACCTATGTAATAGTTCGTACCTATTCTGCAGGTGTATTTGCAGGATATTTGAAGTCAAGAGATGGCAAAGAGGTGTATTTAAACGACGCTAGAAGACTTTGGTACTGGGACGGAGCATGTTCATTATCCCAGTTAGCAGTAGATGGTGTGGCGAATGTTTCCAACTGTAAATTTCCAACCGAAGTAGAGGAAATTATACTAACGGAAGCAATAGAAATAATACCCGCAACCGAAAAGTCTCAGGAAAGTATTAAATCTGTACCAGTTTGGAAGAAATAAATATGGAAAAAGTAATTGATGAAACTACAATGAAAGGCGATGGCTATGGCTCTGGCGATGGCTCTGGCTATGGCTCTGGCGATGGCTCTGGCTATGGCTCTGGCTCTGGCGATGGCTATGGCTATGGCTATGGCTCTGGCGATGGCTCTGGCGATGGCTCTGGCTATGGCGATGGCTCTGGCTCTGGCTCTGGCGATGGCTATGGCTATGGCTCTGGCGATGGCTCTATTAGTTTAGTTGATAAGTCAGGAAAGGTAATAGAGGTATGACCAATAACAACCAAACTGTGGATATAGAAGAACTACGACTTGAAACAGCGAAAGTCTTGTATTCAAAGGAAACATTGTTCAGTAAGTACGGTGACAGATGCCCTTACTGCGACTATATAGTTCCCAATTATCTTGACGCCAAATCCAATTCATTAGGTAAACACATGACTAGTCGCCACGCCGATAAAAACCCTGCAAGGATTGATAAGATTATGGCAATATTTAAACCCTATCTAACTACCAGTACAAGTAGTGTAAAGGAGGGGAAATAATGACGCTAATCCTAGGGGAACGCTTATATGAAAAGACCGGGCAAGGTAAATATCCCAAGTATACTTTGGAGCAGATGAACCGTTGGGTAGATACTGACTGTATGCCGTATGTTGGTATAAACGTAGCGATAAACGTGTACTGTTACGATTTGTTTCACTGCTATCAGGATGCATTAAATGTGGAACAAAAGAAAATACTTGATAACGAGGTCAAAAGACATTACGGGTTTGTAAATGTTGACGTGGACGATCTAGTTGATTGGGGGTCATTTGAAGAATATGAAGATGTGATATCTGAAGACTGTAGGATTAAAAGATGGAGGCTCAAACCCACCCCATCAAGTAGTGTAAAGGAGGAACATGACTAATACGGAACAGAAAATAGAAGAAATTTTAAAGAAATATACAAGCTCTCCATTAGCCTTTGATGACAACAAAGAGCGTGTAGTCTTTCAGGAAATATACTTTCCTATTAGCAGTTTAACTAATGAAATCCTAACCCTTATACAAGAGTCTAAGAAAGAGGCTGTTGAAACTTATATCACCATGCTACTTGAAAGAATAGTATCTCCTCCTGATTGTGACGCCATTAAAAACACTTGGAAACAGTTTGAGAGAGAACATCTATGTTGAGTGGTTGGAAAGTAAAACAAGTAAGTAGGAAGGATATAACAAAGTTTATAGAGAAGTGGCACTATTCAGGAAGCATAAATGGGTGCATCTCCGATTACTGTTACGCCTTGTTTGATACGGATGCGGCAATGAGAGGAGCCCTATTCTTTGGAAGAATGGCCATGGCAAACCAATGGAAAAGGTTTGGGGGAAAAGAAACAGATGTGATTGAACTAAGGAGGCTGTGTTGTGACGACAGCACACCTAGAAATGCGGAATCCTATTTTATAGGCAGGGCGTTGAAGTTATTGGGTAAGTCTTGGAACGGAAAAACGGTTGTAAGTTATGCCGACAAGGAATACGGGCATAGCGGAATAATTTATAAAGCAAGTAACTTTGAACAGCTGGCAGATATAAAGGGAGCTAGAGTAATTATGTTTAATGATAGAAGGTATCATGACAAAACAATACGAACCAAATACAAAGGAGAGCTGAAACCGTTTGCACAAAAGATAAAGACAGCGTTGGAAGAAGGAAGGGCTACATATATTAAGACGGCAGGAAAATGTACATTTATTTATAATTTAGACTCCTCACACACTGAGGTTAAGGAGATAATATGAAAATAACCAAGCAGACCAATTTATACTGGGATAAAAGAGGCAAAGTGGAGGTATCGGCATACCCAGATGAATACGGTTGTGTTATTAGATTGGCTTCATTGTTAGGTGAAAGTACTATAAACCACCAAGAGCTGTTTTGTTCTGTAAAAGATGCCCCAATAGATTTATTTACTTATTATGTGAAAGAGCTTTTAAAAAGTAATGAATACATCTTCTATAAGAAATATCTAACTATTAAACCTACAGATACCAAACACACTGAACCCACAGACTCTACAAAAGGGAAGATATGAAGCGTCTTAGACAATTCATAAAAGTGTTACAAGGACAAAGTTAAGTTCAAAGACGATGGAACAGCGCAAGAGATTTTAAAACTCGGCGTAGCAAAATAAATGGGATTAAGTATCTTAGAAAAGAAAAACAAAGCCATGCGCGCCATGCGTAAGTTTATCCCGGTGCAACACTACTACACGGTGTATGACATGACCGATATAGCAGCCAAAGCAATTGATTTATACGTTGAAACAAACGAGGCAAAGAAATGTAAACGATCGGAGTGTGACAATATAGTAAGCGCAAGAAACAAGAGTGGCCTTTGTAGATCATGTTACAGATCAATGTGGAGAAAGAGAAAGCACGCTCTTGAACTGGATGCCAGCAGGGCTAGAAAATATCGAAAGGGTAGAAAGTTAAATATTTTAAAATCATGACGTCAATTGGTGGAAAGAAAAAGAAAACATTAACAATATCCAAGCTTCGAGACCAGGTTTGGATACTGTTTTCTCGCTTTATAAGATTAAGAGACTGCCAAGGTAGAGGATATTTAAATTGTTATACATGTGGAGCTAGTATACCTATGGGTGATGCTCATGCGGGACATTTTAAACATGGCAAGAATAAAGTAACTTATCTTATGGAAGATAATGTTCATGGTCAGTGTGAAAGATGCAATTTCTATCTTAATGGATGCGAGGCTGAATACGCTTTGAAACTGGAAGATGAAATAGGTAGGGAAAGAGTTAATGAGCTAATAGAGTTGAATCGTAAAGAGATCGTATGGAAGCGGGAGGAACTGTTAGAATTAAAGGAAATATATAAACGGAAGATCAAGGAGTTAGAGTATTGACAAGCACGCCTCAATGGTGTAATATGTAGATATGACAAAAGAAAATGAAATAGCAATAATATTAAAAGAGTTTATAAAGAAGGCTAGTGACCCCGAGGAATGGTCACCTTTTGACAACAAGCACACGGTAGAGGCTTTTTACTCTAAGTATGCTAAGAGGATAGTAGATGCTTGTAATAGTGATGTATTAGCGGTATTTGAGAAAACACACCAAAAGGAGGCTCAAAAATGAACGAACGACACAGACTAGAATACAGTGGAAATTGGCTTAACTTCTTGTTAGGTAATTTAATGTGGTTTGTCTTAACCTTAATAACGTGTGGTATTTTGTCTCCCTTATGGTTAAGGTATGTTATAAAGCATTTCTTAGACCACACCATAGTTATCAAAGAGTAGTATAATAAGGATATGGACAATGTCTTGATCCGTCTAAAATACAACCCCAGTAATCCAAGAACAATTGATAAGGAAATGTTTGAAAAACTGAAGAAGTCCCTACGAGAATTTCCACAAATGTTAGAGAAACGACCTATTGTATATGATGAGGATGGTATTGTTCTTGGAGGTAATATGCTGCTTCGTGCTATGCAGGAACTTATTAAAGAGGGTGTTGTATTTAGTGATAAATGTTTCCTTGAGGCCAAAGGCTGGAATGAGAATCAAAAACGTGAATTTATAATTAAAGATAACGTGCCTTTTGGGGAATGGGATGATGACGCTTTGGCAAATGAGTGGTCAGACCTACCCTTAGACGAATGGGGTATAGATACGAGTGGCTGGAAGTCAGACGAAGTAGTAGAAGATGAACCTCCAGAAGTATCAACCGAACCCGCAATAAGTAAGTTAGGTGAGGTCTATCAGTTAGGCAGACACAGACTAATGTGTGGCGATAGTACAAAGATAGAAGATGTAGAAAAGCTAATGAATGGACAGAAGGCAGACATGGTGTTTACTGACCCTCCTTATGGGGTTGATTATGTATCTCGTGTAGATAAGGATAGACGAAAACCGTGGGGAGGCATTGTTGGAGATAATTTGGAGGGTGAGCATTTGAAGGAATTTATTTATGACTCATTGGGTTGGCTACAGATGCCTAAATACATTTGTTGTAATTGGCAAAGTTACCCCGATTTCTTTTTGGCACTTGGTAAACCTAACAATGTTATTGTATGGGACAAGGGAAGTATTGGTCTTGGTGCTGGTTACAGGCAACAACACGAGTTTATCGCCTTTTATGGAACTTTAGATACTAACTCCGAGAGCAATGTATGGAACTTTAAGCGTGATAGCACAGCAAGCTACAATCACCCAACACAAAAACCCGTAGAGTTATCAGCAAGAGCAATAGGTAACAGTAGCAAAAAAGAGGGTACAGTATTAGACCTATTCGGTGGTAGTGGTTCAACCCTAATAGCCTGTGAACAACTAAACAGAACCTGTTACATGATGGAAATAGACCCTAAATATTGCGACGTTATTCGAAAACGATATGCAAAGTTTATAGGTAAGGAGGATGAATGGCATACGATAACGCCAGTAATATTGTAAGTGATGTATTGCCGATAAAATCGGTAGAAAATCGGAGATTAGACGGTACTTTCGGTGCAGGTAATATAGCCAATCCTAACGGTAGACCCAAGAAGGGTCAAACATTAACAGATTGTATGCGTGAGTATTTAGAAAGCAAGAATACAACTACTGGCGTAGTTAGGAAGGAAGAGTTTGTGGCCAAGGTAGCAAAGATGGCTTTTGATGGAGATGCTACAGCATTGAGATTAATATGGAACTATTTAGAAGGTATGCCTAAACAAGAAACGAAATTTACCGGCACATTAACATTTGATCAACTAGTAAAGAAATTGTCCGAGGGTGAAAATATAGATGATATCGAAGACAATACAACACCTATCGAACAATCCTGATAGATTTATAGAGAAGATATTTGGTGACTCTCTTTGGGAAATGCAAAGAGATATATCCCGGTCGTTACAAGATTATAAACGTGTATCTATAAAGTCATGCCACGGTAGCGGTAAGACATGGCTTGCTGCAAGGATCGCTCTACAGTTTCTTTATTCTCATCCTAATTCAAAAGTTATAACAACAGCCCCGTCATTTAGACAGGTTACAGATATACTATGGAGAGAACTTGCAAACGCATGGAATAAGGCCAATGGCGACTACAAAGTATTGGGAGGTAGCCTATCAACTACAAAGTTGAATATAGATGATGAATGGTTTGCTCTGGGTTTATCTACAAACGAGCCAGATAGATTTCAAGGTTTTCACGCTGAGAACATTTTACTGGTGTGCGATGAAGCAAGCGGTATTAAGGAGGAAATATACACGGCGTCAGAGGGAATATTGTCGTCCGGTAACTCTCGGGAGTTGCTTATAGGTAACCCTACCAATATAACGGGTACATTTCACCGATCTTTTGAACTCCCTAATTATAAAACATTTCATATAAGTGCATTTGATACTCCTAACTTTACGGAGTTTGGTATCACACTTGAGGATATTAAAGCCAATAAATGGGAAGAGAAGATTATAGGTAAACTGCCACGTCCTTACCTTGTTACACCCGAATGGGTTTATGATAAGTATTTAAGATGGGGAGAGGGTTCACCGATGTGGGAATCTCGTGTATTAGGTGAATTTCCAACACAGGGCACAGATACACTGATCCCACTGTTTAAGATTGAGGAGGCCACTAATAAGTTGATTGAATCTATAAGTGGTGATCCAGAGAATATAGGTTGTGATGTAGCACGATATGGTGATGATAAGACAGTCTTTCTATATCGTAAAGGTGCAACGGTTTTGGATATTAAGACTTATACATTACAAGATACTGTACAGACAGCAAATAATCTATTTAATTATATGTCCAGTCGTCCGTACGCTTTTACTAGAATCGACGGTGTTGGTGTTGGAGCTGGTGTTGTTGATACAATAAAGAGATTAGCTAGGTTCAAGACCTATGAGGATGTGAACGTGGGTAAAGCATCGCAGAAGCCAGAATTGTTCAAGAATTTACGTGCTGAAATATATTGGAATCTAAGAGAACGATTTATAAACGGCGACATCTCAATACCAGATGATGACGAGTTAAAGTCTCAATTAGCATCTATTAAGTATTTTTATACCATTAAGGGTCAAGTTGAGATGGAGTCTAAAGAAGACATGAAGAAACGTGGTTTACCATCACCTGATAAAGCAGACGCATTGGCACTAGCTTTTATGAGTGGTAAAATAGAATCAGGAATTCTTCAATTTGCCTCGATGTATAATAAAAACAATGGCTAAATCAAAGATTATATTATTCGGTTCTGAAATACCTGAGTACATTGAGTGTCCAAGATGCCATAAACCCAATTCCTGTAAGTTCGACGGCCTATGCCACAAAACACCCTGTCCTGAATGTAGAGAAACCCCAGAATATATAGAGAAGAAGAAGAAAGATGATGCATTATATGACAATGTAAAAGGTATTAATGATGCATATGCTGTTGCAAGACCTACCGCGGTGTATACTTATAAAGGTAGAAACATTACTATAAACAATAAAGGTGATGTTATAGCTAATGCACCATATAAACCACTTGCTCCGGGAAAGACGGACTGGAAGATATGAGCTGTAGAATGTGCGGCGATAAAAAGGTTTCGTATGTGGGTAGATACGCATTGTGTGCAAATTGCTTCTACAAGGTGAATAGAAGATTAGGAAGTTTGGTTTATAGGTATTTTTGAGGTGTTTTTAAATGATTTTATATACTGCCATAACAGCTAAAAAGGATAGAATTGTTCCATATAATCTTGACCACGAAAATCACCTTTTTACAGACGATCTCGATATTCCAAGAGACGACTTTTATGAAGGTTGGTATACCCATAAAATAGATAGTGCTGAGTCTAATAATTGTCGAAGAGCAAAGATCTATAAGATTTGTCCCCATTTGTTTTTTAGTAAAGACACAATGTGGATAGATGGGAATATCCATATGAAAGTAGATGCCGAGACTTTGTTTAACAAGCAACTTGGTGATGGGGAGTACGACATGGCTATAATGCCACATCTTCAAAGAGGAACTGTATACGAGGAGGCACAGGAATGTATAGGCGGTAAGTTTGATACCGAGGATTTAATAAGCAAGCAGGTACAGCGCTATAAGGATGAAGGGTTCGATGGTTCTAGACTAGCAGATTGTGCCATGATTTTAAGACGAAATACTCCTAAAGTAACTGAGTTTAATAATATTTGGTGGAGTGAAATAACAAGGGGGTCAAAGCGAGATCAGATATCCTTTCCTTATGCAGTATGGAAGTCTGGGGTTAAAGTAAAGTTCTTTGATCGTGAAGGACAAAGAGAGAATAACAACATTTACGAAATGGGAGGGCACAACTGGTGAAAAAAGTATTAATGCTATCTGATGGACAGGGTTGGATTGTTGATAGGATAGCCCATAAAATGATGGATAACCTTTCAGATAAGTACGATATTGATCTCGATTTTTACACTAGACTAGATAATCAGCAACTGATAGATAAGGTTAATAGTCATGACATGACGCATTATCTTAACTGGGACTTTGGTAGCCATCTAGATGCGGTGAAAAGTTTTACCAAACCACTGCTTCTGAGCATAAGAAGCTTTAGATATGCAGATTACGTAAAAGATTTAGCAAAGCGTTTTAAAACTCACGTCGTAAATGTTTCTCTTTTGGAAGAATTCCCGGATGCCGTGTATATTCCAGATGGTTTAACTGAGGACTTTAGGCCAAGTCACCCTTTCACTGTAGGTATGGCGTTTCAAGAATATAGCCGAGATTATAAAGGATTTTATTTTGTTAAACAGGCTTGTGATGAACTTAGTATCAATCTTATTGTTGCAAATGAGAATATTAAACCAGAGGATATGTTGGGGTTTTATAATAGCGTTGATCTTATGGTTATAGCCTCGGTTAATGAGGGATTTAACACAATTGCAGTAGAATGCTCAGCGATCAACAAACCATTTATAACTACAAATGTTGGGTATGCATCACAGTTAAATTGTCATAAGTGTGATCGAAGCATTGAAAGCATTAAACATGAGATAGAGAAGTTTTATACATCCCCACAAGTATCGCATCTTACATGGCCTAATTTATGCGAGCGTTTTAATAAATTGTACGAGGAGGTAATGTTATGAAATTAAATCTCGGCGGAGGAGATCTTAGGATTGATGGGTTTATTAATGTAGATCTGTGCGAGGGTGCAGATGTCAAGCATGACCTAAGACTACCATTGCCTTATCAGGATGAGTCTGTGGATGAGATAGTGGCTGTTCATGTTATTGAATCGTTCTATAAATGGGAGTTTGTTGATGTTCTGAGTGATTGGTATAGAGTTTTAAAGGACGGTGGGAAGATGACAATTGAGTTTACTGACCTATCTGAAACTATTAAGATGTATCAACAGGGCGATATTCATGGAAGATGGGGTTTACATGGAAATCAAGACGTTGCAATTGATCCTATTGTTTTGCACCACTATGTTTACGAAAAGTCTGAACTGGAACAGTTATTAAAAGATGTAGGATTTAAAGATATTCAATTTACTCAGCAAGGCATAATGCATATGCCCATAAGAGATTGGAGAGTTGTATGTTACCGATAATCAGGAATGATGACATTGGGTTTTCTACAGATATAAACGAGATATATAAGTTTTGTGAGATATGTGACAAATATGGTTTCAAAATTATCCAAGCCATAACTTTAATTGGGCATACAATAGACATTGATAGTGGGTGGGATAATGACAAGATATTCGATTACTCTTGTACTGGTCAAACTTTCAAAGATAATACGGAGGTTTTCGACTTTTTATTGAACAGGGACGATTTTATTGGTACACACGGTTTTCGTCATACACATAGACCTACTAAAAAGGATCAACAGACGTGTTGTGAGATCTTGCATGTTTGGGGTTTTGCACCGACCTATGCTGTATTGCCTTTTAATGAACAATCGGAGGAATATGACGATAGGGTATGTGGTCTAAAAGTACTAGGTAAGTCCCAACGTCTTGAGGATTATCTTGAGGGCATGTCTATGTACGGTCAAACACCCACTGACCCTATTATCTATTGTCATTCATGGAGATTTAAAGACGGTAATCAATTTGGTTATTCATGGGAGAAACTAGACGCATGTCTCAGGACAATCTCTACGACGTTGAAATAGAAGAGGGTCATAGCCCATTAAATGATCTGTTTATTAACTATTTGGTAAAACAAATAGGAGAGGACGACTTTTTAGATGTTGGTTGTAATAGCGGCTACTTAATTGAAAAGTGTGGACATGGGCATGGTGTAGATTTATCAGGTCAAATGGTTGATAAAGCTAGAGCTAAGGGTTTAGATGTTTATTGGGGTGCATCTGAGTGTTTAGATTATAAAGATGGAGAAGTTCCAGTTGTTGTACTATCTTGTATTCTTGAACAGACTAGTAATCCTATAAAAACTCTAGAAGAGGCGCTACGGGTCGCTAGTGACCGTGTAATAGGTATTACACCGATGCCAGACCAGAGTGTCTGGGGTCAGATTGGCGGCACTAAATGGGTAAAATCTGTAGTATTTCCTGAATATTTACAAAGGGTATATAATTCTAGTGTGAGTTTTATAACGCCCACTCATTACTATTTTGAAATCAAGAAAGATATCAAGTGAAACTTACTATAGCCATCCCTTTTATGAATCAAATAGATGATACGAAAGGTGTCTGGGGTGCTCATATTGCTAATATAGAGAACAAGAACGATGTGGAACTTCTAGTTATTGATAACAATTCAACGGATGGCAGTGGAGAATGGATCACAAAGTATGTCTTTCCACATTTTCCTGATCATAGATTAATACGAAACGAAGAAAATCTAGGCGTTGTTAAGACTATGCAACAGGCATGGAAAGAAGCGAAGGGAGATGTCATTGCTATATTACATAACGATTTACTTGTCTTAGAAAAGGGTTGGGATAAAAGAGTGCTAGATTTGTTTGAAAGCAACTCAAATATCGGACTTGCAGGGTTCTTTGGTTGTAGTGGATTTGGTTATGATGGCGGACGCATGGATTGTAACTCTAACTTTGTAGAAGCCGAGGTTCATGGCACTAGAAATACAGGTAATAAGAGAGTTCTAGGGTTTGATGGCATTTCTCTTATTTGTAGACGTGAGATGATGGAAAAGGTCGGTGGATTCGATCAAGATTATACATTTCACCATTTCTACGATAAAGATTTATCCATGTCTTCATTTAATGCGGGGTATGAAAACTGGTTTATTGAGGTGTACTGCCATCACTTGAATGGTTTGACTGCTAATAGGTCAGACTACGCCAAATGGATTGATGAGAAGATGGGAACAACGGGTTATACAGGGGATCTAGCATCTTATAAAGCATCAGAGAAAAGATTTATAGAAAAATGGAGGGGTAAACTGCCGTGGATAATACGATGAAGCAACTTGATGTCGGTATGGGAAATGCTAAAAGAGTTTGGGATGGCTATGAATACTTCGGTACGGATATTGTAAAACCTACTGTTATAGACGAGGAACATTTTAGACAGGCGGATTTGGTATTAGATAAAGTTCCTTTTGAAGATAATTCTTTTGAGCTTGTTACGGCGTATGACTTTTTAGAGCATCTACCAGAAACTTTGTATTTGGCTGAATACGATGCTGGTAAAAAACAGATGAATTATAGAAGAGAAACACCTCTTATAAATATATTCAACGAGATATATCGAGTATTAAAGGATGGGGGGAGATTCTTCTTCTTTGTTCCCGTTCTCCCGAGTGAGGCGGTGTTTCAAGACCCTACTCATTTAAACTTTTGGTGTCAGGAGAAAGTGAACTATTTTTGTGGAGATTATTACGGATTTCATGATCACTACGGCCATATAAGTAGATTTGAAAAAGTTAGTATTAAGGTGGAAGTTCATCACATGACGGTAGAACTTAAAGCTATAAAAAATTTATCCGCAGAAAGTGACTATAGATTAAAATATGACTAAAAGATTACTTCTTACAGGTGGAGCAGGATTTATAGGTTCTCATACAGTAGAGCATATTCTTGAAAGAACTGATTGGGATATAGTTGTTTTGGACAGACTTACATACGCTGGAAATCTAAACTTTCTAACTGATAGTGATATTTATAAAGTCGAGGGTCATAGGGTAAGTTTTGTATATCATGACTTTAGAGCAGCCATTTCTGAAACTACAAAGAATTTAATAGGTCACGTGGATTATATTATTCATATGGGTGCTGAGTCTCATGTTGATAGATCTATAACTGATCCTATTCCTTTTGCCGAAAGTAATGTCTTGGGCACAGTCAATATGCTTGAATATGCAAAGTCCCTACCCAATCTAGAAAGGTTTATATACGTTTCAACAGACGAAGTTTATGGTCCGGTTCATTATGAGAAAGGTAAATTGACCATGCATGTTGAAGGCGAACCACATAGACCATCTAACCCTTATTCAGCATCTAAGTCGGGAGCCGAAGCTTTTTGTTATGCTTATTGGAATACATACGGCATGCCGATTGTTATTACAAACACTATGAATAATTTCGGTGAGAGACAGAATTGTGAGAAGTTTATACCCAAGGTCGTTAAGAATATTTTAGAAGGTAAAGAGGTAACAGTACATTGTAAAATAGTTCACAATGAAATAGTTGATATATCATCGCGATGTTGGTTACATGCTAGAAATCATGCTGATGGTCTGTTGTTTGTACTTAAAAACGGTAAACCGGGCGAAAGATATAATATTGCCGGGGAGTGGGCAAGCTGTGCTGATATTGTTCAAAGGATCGGTGAAATATTACATAAGACACCAGAGATAAGAATGGAGGATTTTCACTCATTTAGACCGGGTCATGATATGCATTATGGTCTAGACTCTGCAAAGATGAAGAGTATGGGGTGGGTACCCCCAATGGACTTGAACCAATCTTTAGAGAAGACAGTTTTATGGATGAAGGAGAATAAAAAATGGTTAATGTAGGAATAACATCACCTATTTATATTAAGAATGACGAGCATTTAAAGTATCTTAATCTAACGACCCAATCATTTGCATCACGTGAGAACAAACTAACATATATAGCGTGCGAGAATTATATTGCACCAGAGTTCTTTCCTATACAGTATGTCTTGGATAAATCTGTTAAATTGGTTCTGACATTCCCTGATGGTGAACAGTCAGTAGCTAAAGGCTGGAACACAGGAATAAATAAAGCTAAAGAGTTAGGTTTGGACTATGTTTTAGTAGTTAATAACGATATTGTTTTAAAGTCTAACGCGATAGATCGTCTTGTAGCATTTGCCGAGAATCATCCCGAGGCTTGCATGTGGACTATGAGTGAGTGGGCAGACCTGTCTAGTCTTGAAACTTGTCCTGAGGATGAAAACTTTAACGAACACCCACATTTCAGTTGTTATATGGTAAAACCCTCGATTCTAGATACAGTAGGGTTATTTGACGAAAACTTTAAGCCTGCTTATTGTGAAGATGGAGATTATCATTACAGAATTAAGCTTTCAGGAGGAACAGCTCTTATATACGGTGGCGCTAAGTTCTTTCATTATGGATCTAGAACTATTAAGTCTGATAGAGAAGAATGGAATAAGAACTCTATAACATTTCCTAAGAACCAAGAATACTTCCTTAAAAAGTGGGGTCATCCTGTTGTCGGGGATGTAAATCAAATGCCCGGGCTGTACTACAAGACACCATTTAATGATCCTAATAAGACATGGGGGAGTTGGTGATGATTACTAGAATCAGGAAGTTTATTTGTTACTTTAATTCTATAGTTA